GCAAACCGCCCGCATTCAAGAGAGCTTGAATAGCCATACAGGTTGGACATGGCATTCGAATCAACTCTGACTCAATGCCAATGCCATTGCTCCAGCCTTGGTTAGTTTTTCAGATTGACATTCCATCACTATTGAAACTCGGTTCTGGTCCGGCCCCATTTGGGCATCCATCAGCACAGAGAGATAGAGAGTGTCAACCCCGATCAGGTAGCCACGTTCCCAATCCTGCGGTGCGATATCTGTCGTGTCAGTAATCTGCGTCCAATTAGTAGTGAGTCCCGTCAATGTGTCCGGCTCGGGACCATTGGAATAATATGACCACTGACCTGAAGCCACTATCGCTTTGTCCGAGAGATCTAGAGTGGCCGTATTCGAGGACAGCGGTTGAGTCGTGAGAACGTAATTCAGATATGCCACTCCTCCTTGAACTCCCATGTTGTTAGGGAAGGGTGGGCCGTTCGTTCCATCGTCCTGATATTTCACCCTCAGGTTCCATATGCGAAGTACGTGTTCACCGAGTGCATCAACAAAACTTCCCAAGTCAATCTCTTCAGTCGCCCACTGTTGGGTAGTCGTCGTCGCCGCCGTTGAACGGATGAAGAACGAGTCGGTTCTCTTAGCTGCCATATGATCGGGGGTACGCGTACAGTGTATAAACTGCACTACATGGGCGGAAATGGGCACTTGTGTCCATTCTGCGCCCTATCTTCTTATGAATCTCACGCTCATCCCACTGACTAAGGCGCTAACCCGTTGCTCCTTCGGACAGGCAACGTGCCATGAGCGTAGCGATGAGAGCCATTGGTTAATGAATCTGCGTGCCTACGCATCCTGTTTAGTAGGAATAATAGGGGATGTGCTCCTCCCCGATCACATGGGCAAAGGGAGAACCAACCGGAGCGAGTATGCCAAAGGGCCATTCGTGAACATCACGGCACGCATACCGCTTGATGTATGGACGACGATAGACCACTATGCACAGAAGCATACCGGAGGCAACCGCTCGCTGGCTGTCGAGCGTATGATACGCCAGTGCGAGGCACACTGGAACGACTGGCGGGCATTGGGAGAGAAGGAGCAGGACAGGCGATCTAGGATAGCCAGCCAGCGCAATAATCCGGGGAGGGATTCGCCTGAAGAGGATGCTTGACTTGTGTTCTGGTCTGAAGGGATGGTCGCAAGCATTCCGAGAATTCTCGGAATGGGAGATTGTCAGCGTTGATAACAACCCCGACCTGGAGCCCGACATCGTCCTAGATCTGCTCGATGAAAAGGCCGTTGCTAAGTTCAAGGTGACTCAATCCCTCCTGGGGGGATTCGATTTGATTGTCGCTTCACCTCCATGCATTGAGTTCTATCGCGTACTGGCTCCGTTCTATCCTGACGACTACGGCAACCCCCCCGATATGACTCTGGTTAATGTCTGTCGGGAGATAATCGAATGGTTCTCACCCATTACCTGGGTGTTGGAGAATACCGAATCAGGTCACCGCTTCATCGAACCGGAGTTAGGACCGTACCGGCAGAGAATCGGTCCCTTCTATCTGTGGGGCAATTTCCCGTTGCTGCCCAACGTGAAAGTCCCCCCCGATCACAAAGCCCGCAATGATGTTTGGTCCGACAACCCGTTGAGGTCGAATATCAAAGCGAAAATCCCCCTCGAGCTATCGGAAGGATTGTTGAAAACACTGCAGGGGCAACAATCCCTCGAACGTTGGTTGTGAAAGACCCCTTATCGAGAGTCCTGTGCACGTTCTTTGATGAGCGCAAGCACCGCTTGAGCAATCGGGGTTGTGACCTGCTTGAGTTTGATGATGTAGGACAACTTCTGATTGGGTGCGAACAGCGAACCAGTTCCGGAGTTCACAACCCACGCATTGATGAACAAATCCTCGACGATGAGGTGATCGGGGTCGAGTGTGAATCTGTGTCGGAGATTGTCAGAGATATGCCAACCGATTTGGCGGTTGTCGTCCGCTCCTGCTCCTTCGATTTCAGACGGGGCACCATCGCCAGCGACAGCGCCTTCAATTCTCGTGGCCAATACTCCAATTGTAGCATCTGCGGAGAATGCATCGTGTGAAAGTGCTTCAGTTCCGGTCGGAAATATGTCAAACGATTCAACAATGAAGTTCTCTCTGAAGTTCCCGTTGTCCAAGAGCAGCCGAACCGGATTCCCAGGGGGGATTGCACCTACTCCTAACACCCACGGCAGCGTACCCCGGATCGTGTGGATGCCATTTCTCATTTCTTGTAGCTCCTTTTGGCTGACTTGACAACTTGAGAGAACGTCTTTCTCCCCTTCGGGTGCTTACGCTTGTACGCGGCCCATTCTCTCTTGACGTGCAAGTTCCATTTCGATGCCTTGCGCCTCACGATACCCTTTACCTTTCGTTCAACTCTCGTTCCGACTGCACGTCCGACAGAACGTGATACATCTTCAGGCAAACCGCCCGCATTCAAGAGAGCTTGAATAGCCATACAGGTTGGACATGGCATTCGAATCAACTCTGACTCAATGCCAATGCCATTGCTCCAGCCTTGGTTAGTTTTTCAGATTGACATTCCATCACTATTGAAACTCGGTT